GAGTTTTCATGGATATAAACACCGAAAAATTATCTCCAAAAGAATTAAAGTGGGAAATAATGAAGATTGCTGAACAGTATCCGTCAGATCTTATGGATGCCATCAACGATCCTGAATTAGAGTTAGATGATATCGCAACTCGTGCAATCAGAGATGGATATGTAGGACTTCGAAATGGAGATCGTGATATCTACTACAACATGAAAGATAACAAACGTAAATTAATGACTGTACCACTAGGAGAATCGCCAGCTTCAGCACTAGCAGCGTTCCTTCAGTCAGACGATGGTCTTGACTTCTACAAGTACCTTCAGTCACAGTACGAAGACTAATACAATAGCCGACTTAACTGTCGGCTTTTTTGCTTATCTTTGTATCTATTATTAACCCATTAAAAGTTTTAAGAATGGCAAAGTTTATCAAATTAACTGTCAATAGTGTTGACAGAATCTTCTCTGCGGAGAACGTAATCACAACTGAGCGTACAGCAGCTACGACTACGGTAATCACTTACAATAATATTGCAGGTTACGATACTTGTACTTTCACGCATGCATCAGATGCTTCAACTGACAAAGTTGTGGATGCAATTAATGACGCAATTATCGCAGCACATGGAAACTCAAAGCGCCCAGATGTTGTTATCGATGTGGTTCTTCCAGTAGCCGTTTCAGGAGTTGTATTCTCTTAATAAATAGAAGACATGGCAAGATTTTTTAAAGCAAAACTGTACAACACGTCCGTTGATTCAGGAACAACAGATGCAGCGGTAGCAGACAAATTGACTGACTCAACTCAAACCAACTTTCTAGCTACCGTTAGTATTGGAGATTATGTTGTAGCAGCAGGAGTAGTTTACACTGTTACAGCTGTAGATAGTAATACAGCTTTATCTGTAACAGGAGGAGGCGTGCCAGATGCTACGGCATATACTATTTATGCTGGAGACGCGTACACAGAAAGAATGTTCTCTACAGAGAATATTATCTACACGGTTAGAACTGATGAGTATAACACTGACTTAGTTTATAAGCACGAAGCAGCTAATAATCTACTTACATTTACACATCCATCAGATGCTACATCTGAGTATGTTGTAGACACGTTAAACAACCTTCTTAGCGACATTCATTCAGGAAAGACGTACCCTAACGTGGTGTCTAATTTCGTACCTGAAGTAGTTCTTGTTAAGGGAGTTCTTTCAACCTAACTAGATTACCAATAACTATCAAGAAGGGCATTCATATCGAGTGCCCTTTTTTACTATCTTTGCATTATGATTAATACTATCAGAAATACAGTCTTAGCGATAGTAAGTAAAGACAATCGTGGATACATAACGCCTGAAGAATTCAACCTATTTGCACGTCAAACTCAGTTGGATTTATTCGGTCAGTACATGTATGACTACAGTAATGCTATAAACAAGCAGAACGCTCGACTTCACAACTCCGGATATTCAGACGTACCTGAGCTGCTACATGAAATCATAGATAAGTTCTTGATCGATGACGTACTTGTGTACAACGGCACGTCAGATAAGTTCTATGTACCGGGCGATAATCCGTTACAACCTGAAGAAGCAAAGCCATACAAGATTATAAGACTTACCTACAACAACTTAGTTGAGATTGAGAAAGTAAGTCCAACAAAGGTGATGAACTTACTGTCATCAAATATGGTGGCGCCTACGACATCTTACCCGGTATATGTACTGAATGAGTACGGAACGGGTTCAGATATTCAAGGAATCCAAGTATACCCAACAACAATAACGTCAAACGTTACTATCAGCTACCTAAGATATCCATACGACCCTAAGTGGACGTATACATCACTTACAGGAGGTGAGCCGGTATTTAATCAGTCTGCAACAGACTTCCAAGACTTCGAGCTTCCATACACTGACGCACCAAGACTTGTTGTTGGAATCTGCAAACTAGCAGGCGTATCTATCCAAGAGGCAGAGGTGGTTCAGTTAATGCAGAACGAAGAAGTAAATGACAACCAACAGAAGGCATGACAGATCAGCAGTATTACGAAAATGAGGAGAATTGGGGTAGCTATCAGTACGTTAGCCTTTCTGATATTGTCAACAACTACATGCTTATTCATGTAGGAAATGACAAGCTAGTAAACAACGTGCGGAGATACGACGTCCTATTCTTCGCAAAAGAAGCGGTGAAAGAGTTAAGTTTCGACGCATCAAGAGAAGTAAAAGCAATTGAGTACATAGTAGGAAGTGACTTGAATATGATCCTTCCGCATGACTATGTGAACTACGTCAGACTTTCATTGGAGGTTGACGGTGTTCTATTCCCTATGTCAGAGAATCTGTCTGAGATATCAGCCAGAGCATATATTCAGGATGGAAACAACGACCTAACTTTCGATATCAATGGTAATGTTATTACGGGTGAATCAGAGCTTGATATCAGACGTCTTGACCAGTCTGTATACACAGGACCCGGAGCGTATAATGGTTGCTCAGGCTGGTGTCTCGATGGTAATTGGTATTTCGGATATCAGATTGGGAGTCGTTATGGACTTGAAACAGACAGAGCGAATTCAAATGGAACCTTTAGGATCAACAAAAAGACAGGAGTAATTAACTTCGCAAGCAATATTGTCGGTCAGCGCGTAGTGCTTGAGTACATCACAGATGGACTTGAGGAAGGAGACGCAGGAACGGAGATACATAAGATGGCTGAGAAGTATGTATACTCGTACATCACTTGGTGTATCTTAGACAACAAGATAGGCGTTCAGGAATACATCGTTCGTAGAGCTAGAGAAAAGAAGTCAGCACTTCTAAGAAACCTTAAGATCAGACTAAGTAAGATCAAGGCAGGCGAGCTACTTATGGTAATGAGAGGAAAAGACAAACGAATTAAGTAATGGCAGATCTTAAGAATACTTTCATACAGGGTGTAATGAACAAAGACCTTGACGAGCGTTTGGTGCCTCAAGGTCAATATCGTGATGCTCAAAATATTACCGTTGAGACTTCTGAAGGATCAAACGTTGGTGCAGCACAAAATGCGTTAGGTAATACCTTATCAGCTAATATAGCGACTGTATCAGGTAGACAGGTAATGAACGCAAGAACGATTGGATCCGTTGCTTACGAGGCTGCAGGTCTTTTATATTGGTTCGTTGCTAGTGACTACTTTGATGGTATATATGAGTACGACGAGACGACTGGCACAACTGTTCGAGTTCTTCAGTCGAATAAAGCTAATCCAAATACTCCATCAAAACTTAACTTCAGACATGACTACCTTATAACTGGAGTCAATCATATCATAGGTCCTGACGGGAATACATTTCTTTACTGGACGGATAACTATAATCCACCAAGAAGGGTAAATATAAAGAGGGTAAAGTCAAGTACCAACGGAATAGGTGGCTATGCAATCGATGATGACCGTATTGACATCGACATTGACGTGATACTTGAGCCACCAATGTATGCGCCACATATTGAGCCGTTCTCTGATGGTTCCGAAGCTAACAACATGAGTGAGAAGTTTTTATACTTCGCATATAGATATCTGTACGTTGACGATCAATATAGCTCATTATCTCCATTTTCAGGTGTAGCATTTAAACCTGACGAGTATAACTTCGATTACGGTGTAGGAAACAACAAATCGATGACTAATATTTACAACGCATGTAAGGTTTCATTTGAGACCGGAAATGAGTTCGTTAAAGCAGTACAGTTGGTTGTTAGAGACACAAGAAGCTTGAATGTAGGTATTGTAGATACATACGACAAGGATGAATTGAATGCATTAAGCCAGATATCGAACTCGGCTACAGTTGTATTCAATAATAACAAAGTACTTGCTGCACTTCCGACTGATCAGGTTACAAGACTTTTTGATAATGTACCACTACTTGCTAAGGCTCAGGATGTTATAGGTAACAGACTGTCATACGGAAACTATGTGCAGTTCAGAGATATAGAGGACTGCAACGGTGATGATATTGATATTAATTTTAGTTTAGAGGTAAAACAGCCTCCACTTGAGCCTACGACATCAAATCCATTGTCTACATGGCGTTCAGACAGAGATCTTGAGTTTGCGTTACTATACTCGGACGACTACGGGCGACTTACTACTGCGCTTACTTGCGACACTAACTCTATATATATTCCACCTGCTAACTCAACTACTGCCAATCAATTAGTTCTTACAATTAGACATCAAGCACCATGTTGGGCTACTCACTACCGTATTGCAGTAAAGCAGGGTAAAAGTAAGGTATACAATGTATTCCCAATACTTTACTATGCAAGTGGGTCATATAGGTACTTTCTAATTAATGAGTCTGATGTTGACAAGGTTAAGGTTGGAGAGTACTTGATATTTAAATCAGATACAGATGGCGCTACTGAGTCAAATAAAAAGTATAAAATACTTGAAATAGATAGTAAAAGTGCAAATTTCTTGGGTGGAAGTCAGATATCAGGAGTTTACATTAAAATAAAGGTTGACACAATATCAGAGTTCCCTATATCTGGGATAACTACATTTTCATTAGAAAGCACTGGTTATGGTGCTGGAGCTAACGCTCAATTTCCAGTTCTTTCAACTTTTGGATTTGTTGAACAGCCAATACACTATGGATCTGGTGATCCGCAAGGACTTATTATAACATCACAAACTCCTATAAGTAATACATCAGATGTTAGATTTACAATAGAAATTGTAGATCAAAGTACATTCAAGTATACATCAGATATAGATGCTGCAGGAGGTTGGACATCTGTATCATTAGTTCAGGGGGCAACTAACGTATTATCAAAGTTTGGATTTGATATATGCTCAATTCAATTTACACAAAGCCAGTATACTATTGGTGATAGATGGAAGGTGAATGTTAGAAGCGGAGGTAACTTACTAGGTAACTACTTTGGCGGTGTTGGTATACCAAACGGTTCGTCTACATGGAACCCCGGAGACTATGGCGGTGCCATCATAGCAAATAAAGGATTTACTGATCCAATATTAGCTGGGGCAGTAATAACAATGGAATTATTAGAGGATTCATTAAACCCTTCTGAACTTGCTCCAGCACAACAATTTCCACCATCACCTTCTAATTTTGAAAACATAGAGGAATGGTTTATTGAATCTGGAGCATACCTTGAATACGATCAGTATAATAAAGATGGTGTAAATATAAAATCTCAAGGAATAACATTTAGAAGGGGGTCTGCATTTGTTCAGAACACTTCATACACTAATCCACAAGATCAAATAATACAAGGTGCTGCAAATCAGCCTATGTATATGATAGTTCAGGGTTTTGGATTTCAAGGTCAGGACATAAATACTGTTAGATTTAAATTATCAGTAGTACAATCAAACGACTTACTACTTTGTGAAACTGCACCGAAGGATACAGACGCTGAAATATTCCACGAGTTATCTCAGACATATCCAATTGATGGAAGTGGTAATCACTTAGTTAAGTGGCAGTATGAGGACTTTCAATACTATGCAGACGCAAACGGTACATACACAAAGTTGGTACTCCTAGATAAGAGCAGACCTCACTACTTCACTGTAGGAGATGTAATTACAGTTGAATCGGATGACGATATTAATTTCCCTTCAGGAGACTACACTGTACTATATACACCTGACAGATACACTGTAGTTCTTGACACACCTTGGGTTGGATCAGGACCTACTACTGGAGGTTATATTAAGCTATCTGGATCATTAAATGAAGATCAAGCTTCTGGAGTATTTACTCCTGCGATCATTGAGTTAAATACTCCAGCAAATCCAAACTGTGACTACAACGCATGGACATGGGGTAATGGACTTGAGTCAGACCGTATTTACGATGACTTTAACGAGACAACTATCGAGTACTCTCCAAGAGCTACAACTGTAATTGACAATTATAAGCAGATACGAAATGATGCATCTATTTGTTACAGTGGTATTTATAATGAGAACACTCAGTACAACAGACTGAATGAATTCAATTTAAGCCTTGCGAACTTCAAATACTTAGATCGTGAGTTTGGAAGTATTCAGAAGTTACATGCAAGAGATACTGACCTTACCGTATTCCAAGAGAAAAAGGTGTCAAGGGTTTTATATGGAAAGAATGTATTGTTTGATTCTGCAGGTGGCGGTCAGGTTGCATCTATTCCAGAGGTACTTGGTACTCAAATACCTAAGCCTTACGAGTATGGCATAAGTAGAGCACCTGAGTCATTTGCTACTTGGGGAGATCTTATTTGGTTTGCAGATCCAAGAAATGGTGTTGTGATACAAATGGAGGGAGACACAATGGTCGAAGTATCGTCATTAGGTATGAAAGACTACTTCAGAGACTTAATGCGCGACAATCCATTCACTCAAAAGTTAGGTGCTTACGATCCGTACAACCATATGTACTTCATAAGCAACAACTCAGAGAGGTCAATTCCTTGTAACTTATCAATAAGTAGAGAGGTACTAAAAGTTCCAAAGGACGCTGCAGGATATCTCTTCTTCTCAATTGAATCTGATACCTCATGGACTATATCGTTAGTAAATACTGGAGATGGAACAAACTGGGTAAATGGATTTCAAGCTATAGGAAATGGGTCTCAGAATATATTTGGAAATGTATCTCAGAATTTGACTGCATCAAATAGAAGTGTTAATTTTGTGGTTACATATTGTGATGGACAGACTGAGACATTTACATTATCCCAAGCTAAAGGAAGAAAGGGCGTACTGGTAACACTGGTATATAGTAATCAAATAGTTAGACAAGACAGGTAATATGATAGCAAATCAATCATTCTCTACAGATGGCGTAACGTACTATGATATAAATAATATCAACTTAACAGAAAGCGGAGTAGCATTATTCGATGCTAAGACAGGTATAGGTGGTATTGATTATATGCCTGCAGATGGAGACACTGTGTATGTGTTAGCAGGATCTGGAACTACTAAGGAAGATAGGAAATTTCAGCCTGGGTTAAACAACAAGGCGTACTACCTTGTTTCTGATATAGAGTACGGTCAGTCAGATAGAGATTCTATTATAGATCAAGCTGTAGAGATTCCCCTTGTGTATAACGCTATATCTGGAGGTAGGTATGAAGGGTCTTTTGTATTCTCTAATCCAGACGACCTACCATACCTATACCTGATATGGGATTACTCAGATAATATGGATAGCGGAACTGTGTCATATACTGGAAATGAAACAGAGAGAATTATAGACTGCGATTTTGGGAGTACACTTGGGAGGGCAGGTCTTAATTATATAGTTGCTAGTAAGCCAGTAAGGATACAATTAAAGTGGAATGACGTTATTGTAGGCGATACTGGATATGTTGGATTAAACTCAGCAGCCAACTATAACGCTCTTATTGCAGCTGGAGTAGATCCTGACGATATAAATTTATCATTTCCATATAACGGTCTTGTAAACAACGGGTCTGGTCAAATAAGATTCAGTAAGTACTTATCAACAGCAAATGCTAAGGTATTTGTATCAGCACCATTAAGCAGTAGTATATTTATTATTGAAAGGATAGACGCTGAAAGAACATCCTTTTATCTTGACTCAGCAGACGGAACTTTATCTAACGTTTGTTCTCAGGTTGCTGACGAGCAGTTTTATCACGATGGAACAGGCACATTGCCAATTAAAGGTGATCGTGTATACGAGTTCGATGGTGTAAATTATGTCTTGTGGAATGGAAATAACTCGTATCATCAAACAAGTACTACGTCATTAGTAGTACCGCCAGTAAGCGGTGGTACATATATGGCTGTTGATACTAACGGTACAGTATACGATACAGGAGGATGTGACTGCACCGAATTCGCACCACCATTTATTTATCAGGAAGATATAACACTTCAGGTAGGAAAAAGAACAAGCATCAATTTACTTGCTACAGGTAATCCTACATCATGGGCAATTGTAAATGCCACATGTAATGACTACACTATTACAGGTGGTGATAATGGTACAATATACAGCTACACGTCATGTGACGGGCTATCTAAGCGAGTTACCGTGAGTGCTAGCGGAACAGAGACTGTATCAGCAGCAGCTACACCAACTGTAATTGGAGGTGGTGGGTCGGCTACATTAGTCGGACCGTCACAGCAGAACATACTTCCTGCAGGAATTACAATAAGTGATACTGGAGTACTATCAGGAACACCTACAGACTCTTGTAGTTTTACGTTTGATATAGAGTGCGATAACTGCTTTGGTACATCCGTAACTAAGACATTGTCTATATCTGTAAATACAAACATACAGTTAAAGCCATTCTTAATCGACCTTGAGAACTTTACAGATACAGGAGATGCAGCATGTGTTGTAAGTTCACCTCTTTACTCTATCATGTATCATGACGGGGCAGGGTACATTCCAACTGAAGGAGATCATATCTACAAAGACGACAAAGGAACTGAGGTATTAATGGGCGGAAGTGTATGGTATAATATCGACCCATCTACTTACTCTATCAAAATCGACGAGTTAGGAAAGGTATGTAGTAAGAATGAGTGCCCTACATCTACAACTACGACAACGACTACTACTACTACAACTACAACGACAACACTACCTACTGGCGACTATTTCATTGGCGAGTCGTGCATTAATCCTTTAGTGACTGCGGTAATATTCGATTCCACAACATCAGGTCTTATTGTTACAGACACAGTGAAGACTACAGATGGCAACTGTTGGACTATTACATCAACCACTACAGCAACATATCCATACCTATCAATAGAGAATCCAACTGTTGTTTACGCAGATTGCGACACATGTCTAAATGTTACAACAACTACCACAACGACAACGACAACTACAGCCACTCCAATCACTTCATTTAGTATGGACTCTGATGGTTTTAGTTCATTTGCCTTAGCATGTGACAACGGAGCAGCACCTTGGACTACATACTACCATAACGGTGTAGGAGCAGTGCCTGCCGTATCTGACTTTGTATTTACAAATGCAGGTGGTACAATAATATTTAATGGAGGATCTAAGTGGTATAAAGTATCAACAGGCATAGTAATTCAGATAGGTATTCTCGGTCAGGTATTAAGTGTTGTTGACTGCTCGACAACTACCACAACAACTACCACTACTGTACCTACATGGTACTACAACTGTATTGAGTGTGGGACTGTATCACCTACGGTTATATTAAGCCAACAGGCGTTAACTCAGTTAGCATTAGGTACAGTAGTGAAGGCAGTAAATGGAACATGCTATACGATAGACACATACGCAGGTGGAGGTCCGGCTGTATCAACCATATTATTTACATACGACAACTGTGTAGACTGTCAGGGTATCACAACTACTACTACGACCACAACTACAACTACTAGTACTACCACGACAACAACTACTACAACTACAACGACGACGGCAGCGCCTTTAACGAAGGTTTTAGCTAGGTATGGGACTACAAACGTCAATGTATGCTCTGGAACAATAGGTGAGTACTGGATAGACGGACCGATGGGAGTGTCAGGCAACAATATATATGACGACGCAGCAGGCACATCACTTGCAACAGCTGGGTGGTATATAAAGACCAATCAGTCAACATCGCATGAGTGGGACGGTGCAGACTGGACTGAAATATCAGGTACATGCAGTTAAAACATATAAGTGCTCAACCTGCTACGCAATACTACGCATGGCAGGTTGAGGTTTACTTAACTCAACTCATCCGTTTGGGATACGATCCCAAGGATATTATCGTACTTGGCGGACATACCGCCACATCTGGAATAGATGCATCTTGGATATCATTGAAGCTTGCATTCCCGGATGTCGATATAAACTTTTACAGGTATGATGATTGTGAATATGCGCCTGCCATGCAGAGTGCAATTTTAGCACAACACTTCGAGTCACGTCCTGAATTATCGGATTGTGCCATCTTCTTCCATGATGCAGACTTCTTGTTAACTCGTTACTTCGACTTCAAGCCATTCCTTCAGGACGACACTTGGTATTTCAGTGACACCATAAGTTACATCGGATCCGAGTACATTAAAAGCAAAAGTCCGTCAATACTTGACATGATGTGTCAGACAGTTGGTATTGACCGGTCGTTAGTAGAATCAAACGAGAAGAATTCAGGGGGCGCACAGAAGTTAATGAAGAACGTAAATGCAGCCTACTGGAGAGAAGTAAACGCACATTCGGTAAATCTATATCAACTACTAAAGAAAGTCGCTCACATCAAACCGGAAGGGCATCAGTACGGAATACAGATATGGACGGCATCCATGTGGGCTGAACTTTGGACTGCATGGAAGCATGGACGTAAGGTCGAGTGCCCGAAAGAATTTAATTTCAGCTGGGCTACCTGCCATACAGACAGGTGGGAAGAAAATGCGTTCTTCCATAACGCAGGAGTGGCTGCACCGAACAGAGGTATGTTCTTCAAGGCTGACTACATTGACAAACTTCCTTACGGAGTTCAGTTGGATCTGTCCGACATGCACTGCTCAAAGAAATACTTTGATATCGTACAGTCAGTTGACTCTTGTTTAATTTAGTTATCTTTGCATTATGGCAGACAAGACAATATCATACTCACCCACAGGTAACGGATGGACGTCCTTTTGGTCTTTTATTCCCGACTGGATGGCTGGAATGAATAACACCTTCTACACATGGAAGGATGGAAGTCTGTATAAACATGACACAAATACTGCAAGAAATCAGTTCTACGGCACTAACTATAGCTCTGAGATAACTACCATCTTCAATCAGGATCCTACCACACTTAAGATGTTCAAGACCGTATCTCTTGAGAGTAATGACACATGGAGTCTCACGTCAACGACTGACTTGAATACAGGAATAATTGACGACAGTTGGTTTGTCGATAAGGAAGGGCATTGGTTTGCATTCATCCGTAGAAATACAGGTGATGCTGACCACAAGGCTATATCCACTCAAGGGATTGGTCAAGTACAGACGTATGCAGCGAACGTAATTACTTTTGTATTTAATATTGGTACATCGATCAGTCAGGGGGATGTTGTTTACAAAGTATCTGGCGGTGCATTAGTTTTAGTTGGAACAGTAGCGTCTCACGACACGAACTCCATAACACTCGTCTCGGAAATCAGCGCGCCAGCTCCAACTGACATGATCGTGTACGTTAAGTCTTCTCAGGCTGAGTCTTACGGAGTCCGTGGAGCTTGGATGGAGGTAACAATTACCAACGACAATACGGACGAGGTTGAAATATTTGAAATTAGTTCAAATGTTTTTAAATCAAATCCTTGATTGTAAGCTATAATTTAGTATCTTTGCGATAAAATCAATCGCTATGTTCGGACTTATTTCAGCAGGTATCTCATTAGCAGGATTAGGCATGAGCGCTGTTCAAGCTGTCAAAGAGGGCAGACGTATGAAAGAGGCTCAGGCAAAATCAAACGCAGCACTTCAGGGATACAAAAATATACAGGAGCAGAACGCACTCGCGTCACTACAAGCTCCAGACATCTCATCACTACAGTATGATAGAACTCAAAGGGCAATGTCTCAAGGAATTGACGCATTAGCTCAGACAGGTGCTGAGGGTGCTATTGGTGGTGTAGGTAACGCATTACAAGCTGGTCGAGAGGCTGATCTTGAGACTTCAATGCAGCAAGGTCAACTTAATGCAGATACTCAGTTGCTTAAAAAAAGAGAACAGGCTAGGATTAATGAGGCTGCTGTTGGTCGTCAAGCAGATGTTTACGGGTATCAACTTGGTAATGCAACACAGCAATATAACGATGCTCAAGCAAATCAGACTGCAGCTATATCGGGTATGGTTGGTCAGTTAGGGTCAGCTGTTGGATTTGCTAAAGAAGATTTCGATCCGGCTACAGGAATGTATAAATACAAGAAGACTGGTAATGGCTCAGGTGTAAATAAAGATTCATTCTCGTCTGTATATGGAGCACCTAAACCTAATTATACTGGTAGTGTTTCAGGGAACTATGGAACTCCAGTAAATATGGAAGGGTTATCTGGCGGATATAATTGGGGGGGACTTTAATTATGGCAATACAAGACCCATTTAGAAACGTAGACTACCAAAGACGTACTGCTGTAGATTGGAACGCCTTAACAGATAAGTTGGGCGCAACTGTAGCTCAAATAGGTACTGACAGAGAGAAGGCAAGAGAAGAACTTGAGCAGGTATATACTGACACTGTAACTAAATTACAGAAGCCATTAAATCTTGAGAAGCAGTCGCTTGAGTCTCTAGTTATTGCAGGATCAAATGAGGTGAAGAATAAGTTACTTGACCTTAAGAAGAGAATGTACAACAAGGAGATATCTCCTGCTGACTATAAGAGAGCTGCATCCGGATATCAAGAACATTGGGCAAACTTAGCTGAACAAGTAAAGACAGCCGACGATAGATTTAAGTTATACCAAGACCGTTCGACAATGAATGCAGACGGTATTATTGAAGGGTCTGACGCTGAGTCTCACTTGATGAATGAGTACCTAAAGATGGCTGACCTTAATAACAAGAAGGTGGTTGTAGGTAATGACGGATCAATGTACTTACAGCAGGTAGGAGAGGATGGTCAACCGGTAGGCGAACTTATTGACTACCGTGATTTTGCACGTCCGGAAAACATGACGATCAATCGAGTGAATCTTGGTGATACAGTTGACGGAGTTATTGGTAACTGGAAGGAGGTAGATAAATACAGAATGCTTGGACGTGGTGGCGAAGAAACTATCACATCGATCAAGAATCAGCCTGACTATAAGTTGATGAAGATTAATGCAGCAGAGGCAATAACATCGAATCCACGAATGGCTGTAAGTGTACTTGTTGACAACGGAGTAATTAACGCACCTACTTACTACTCATCTGAATCTGAGAAGGACGCAATGTTATCTCAAGCATTAGGAACGGCTAAAGCACAGTTCGCTGCTGCAGGAAAGCAATTCACTGATGCTGACAAGAAAGCTATCGAGCTATCATTCGTTAAGTTTGAGAAGACTCCTGCAGGAATACTTGAGCCAATTCTTACGAAAGAACAAATGGTTGCAGCGAAAGAAAGAGTTGAGCAAGAGATTGATATGCAGATTGAAACTAAGATTCAGGCTAATCCACCTCAGCAGTGGTCAAGTGGTGGTGGTGGAAATAGTGGCGGTGCCGGTTCTGGAATGGAGAATGACTACAGTAGATACAATGAGATACGCGAAGCTTGGAACACTGGAAACATGGATATCCTAAATAACATGAATCCAAAATATCGATTCAAGTGGGACTCCAAAAGTAAAAGAGTAAATGTATACAGTATAAACGAGGTTCCGGGTAAAGAGAAGGATGATCCATCAACTTATCAAGAGGTACCAATAGGTTCAGCTAGTGAGGCAAAAAACCTAGCTCCATACCTGTATAAGTCAACGTCAAAACTAACTCCAGAAGAGTTATTTGAAATAGAAAGACAGCAATACAATAAGAAAAATAAATCTACCGACAATTCAGACAAACCTAAAAAGGGGGATGTTGTTAGTGGGTATGTATTTTTAGGAGGGGATCCGTCAAATCAAAATAACTGGAAGAAAAAATAATCAGTATGTCAGAAGATAAAAAGCCTTGGGAACAATACAAAAGTGAATCACAAGATAAAAAGCCTTGGGAGCAATATAGTGACGTAAAAAAAAAAGAGTCTACGGTATCAAATTCAGGCTCGGATCCAAAAAAATCTTTATCGGCTACTCAACCCAAGAAAGCGTCTGGGCAATCGGGATCTTCGTCAAAGCCTGACGGGATATATGTATTCTCAGGTAGAAAGGATGCTACATACAAGAAGCAAGACGGAAATTGGTTCATTGACTTAAATGGATCAGGTAAGTTTATTCCTATTGAAAAGAATAAGGAAGAAAGAATAAACATCCTTGAGAAATCATCTGAGCGCATATACAACTCTCCTTTTGAGGAGGTGAATGCTGAATATAAAAAAGCACCGGTTAAAACTGTAACAGCAAAACCTACAGACGAACAAACAGTTCAACAGAAAGCATTCAGTGAAGACTTCGTAGCATTAGATAAGAATGATCCAATAGTTCTTGAGAAGGAAGCTAGAGATGAGCGTCTTGAAAAGACACTGTCTACCTTCAACGAGGAAGTTGTAGGTGCATTAAATGAGACCGATTTCAAGAACAATATCAAGAAGGTTCTTCAAGAGAATCCGGAGACAGCTGATATGTTTGATATCGAAGAAACTGGAGTAGGATATAATGCCATTCGAGTTCGCAATAAGTACACAGGTGAATTTAAGGATATTAACCTTAACAACTGGTCTGCTGAAAGAGATAAGGACGAGACTGAATTACTTAAGGCTTTCATTAAGGTAAACTCCAAGTTTTCTGATCTTAGTAAGATGAAGTCCAAGCTCTCCAATTTACAGCAGGAAAGAAAAGATATGTCCGGCATGGATGCTATTGATGCTGACAAAGAGATCGCAAGACTGCGTGATGGTATCAAATTAGAGACAAAGCTTAGAAACAACTATGCCCTTGGCGACAAGTATATGGCAGCTGCAGTTTACGATGAGAACTCCATTAAGAACATGAATGCCAAGATCGGTAGAATCCAAGTTGACTCGATCGACATAAGAGAGCAACAAAAGAGTCTTGATGAGTGGAAGAATAAAGCTATGGAAGCTGTGGCTTCAGGTAAAATGTCTAAAGAGCAATTCGATACTGAATACTTACCTAGCATAGAGGCAGAACAGGACGCGATCACTAAGAAAGCTTCAGGGATGATGAGTGAGATAAATACTGTCATGTCTGACTTTGATGATGCAGAGACTATTGCAGGATTAAATACTTTAACTCAGTCAGAGAGAGGTAACGTACTTACTGGTGCAGGGAAGTCTTTCATGCAAGGTGTTGAGTCTGTTGTTAGATATACATTCGAGAATACTTCAGGGCTCGATCCTATAGAGAAGGGAACTATTGCAGATCAGCTATCAGCTGGTATTGTTACTGATGAGTACTTATCGTCAGCTGACAGAAACTCATTTGAGAGCGCGATATTTGGAATTACAAATAGTCTTGGATCTGCAGCAGCTGGGACACTTCTTGTCAGAAATCCAACTGCAGGACTATTTGCTTCTTCTTATATGAACATGAAGGATCAAATGGTTGGACCTGAGTGGAATGATGTTCCTGAGTACGAGAAAATCTTGCTATCATCAACATATGGTATAGCGATATCTGCACTTGAGAAGTTCGGTTTAGATCGAATGTTCTCTAAGACTCCAATAGGAAAGAATGCGATGAATTGGATTATGGCTAACACATTTAAGTCATTGCCAAAAGGTGCAACAAAAGAAGTTCTTGAAGGTACTATAAATGAGAATATAAAGTTAGCGATCAGCAGAGGTATACTTAATACTGCTGGAGGTATGTTGGTTGAGGGTGGAACTGAAGGACTTCAAGAGGCTGCTGACTACACAATTAAAGGTGTATATAACGAGATTAAAGGAAAGGATTTATTTGATACGCCAAAAACAATCGGTGAAGCTCTAAGTGGTATTGGTGAGGCGTCAAAACTCGGAATGATTGGAGGTGGAATGATGACTGGTATTACTCAAGCAGTAAACGTTCCGAAAGACATGATGACATCACAGCAGTTTGATGTTGCCGTGAATGCTATTACTAATCAGAACTTAAAAGACATATTCAAGACTACATTAAAAGGTAAGGTTCTTTCAGGGGAAATAACAAAAGACGATGCGCTTAAGCAAGTTAATGCAATGCGATCTATGGAAGGAACTCTTGATAAGATACCTGACTTTATAGCTGCTGAGAAGAAGTATGACGCATTTAAATTAATTAGCGAAAGAGATCGTCTTGAGTCAGAGATTACTGGATACGAGCCTGAATTAGTTGTCGCACAGAAAGAAAGAATCAAAGAAATAAATACAGAACTACAAAATATCAGTAAGAATGCCATTCAAGAGCAAACAACAAGTGAAGTACCTGTACAGCCAGAAGCCGGAGTTGGCGAAGAAGTGGTCGAAGGAGAATCCAAAGCAGAACCTCAAGTCGTTACCGAAGAAGGTCAAGAAGAAGTAGTTATTGATAAACCAACTATTGCGAAAAATGCAACGGTTGAACTTGACAGAGTTAAGGCTGTAGACCTTGAATCTGAGGACGGTGCTACATTTAATTTGGATGGAACTAAGTATGAAGGCGGTGGACTTATTGTTCCAGTCGCGAGCACTAATACAACTATTGAAGAGGTAACTACTGAAATGATTGCTGACTTCGTTGAAGCTAACTCAAGTAAAATTGGAGACAAGAATACAGTTAAAGTTGGAATCTATAAGTTTCCTAATAGCAACAAGGTATCGATTGATCTAAATGTGGTAGCTCCAGAGTCATCTCGTGAGCAGGCTATTGAGTTCGGAAAGATGGCAGATCAGGAGTCATTATTTGACTTATCTACATTTGAGAACGTAAAGACTGGTGGTACCGGATCAAATCCTACTACATTTACGGATGCACAATTTAAAGAGATTGCAAAAGCATTAAATGAAGGACGTGTACCTAACGTATTTACGCAACAGGCTGTTACGCAAAACGAAGTAACGTTAGAAAACTTTACTGAACTTGAGGCTCAGGCAGCGCAGGATAACAACAGTGAGCGCATCAAGACGTTAAGAGCTGCTCGAATGGTTACGAAAGCACTTAAGGGAGTAAAGGTATTCATCCATAACTCACCTGAAGAGTACCAGCAGGCATTAGCTAACGCATCAGGCGACTCAATTGATACTATCACGGCAGAGGAAACAGAAGGACGTTCGGCAGGTCAGTACGTCAATGGTGAAATCCATATAGACGGTACGATCGGATCTGCTCGTACAGTATACCATGAAGCCTTCCATGACGCAATCCTTAAATCCGGGCTTGCTGTCGATATGGCTAAAGGTCTGTCTAAAATTATTTCAGATAAGAACTTGCGTTCTCAAATCAATGAGTTTATCAATCGTTACGATAACGCTGAACAGAATGAGGAGATGATTGCCGAACTTGGTGCGATCATGGCTGAAGCAGAGGTTGAACTGACGACTACTAAACTACAGCAATTCAAGCAGTTAATTAATAAGTTAGCTCAGAAGTTAGGTCTTCCAGCAATCCTTCCTGCAGCAGCAGACCGTCAGCAAGTTGTTGACTTTATTAACAGCATGTCTAAGAATTTACGGACAGGTAAAGCTGTTACTGAAGGCGTAACTACCACAATAAAACCAGTAGGGCGTAAGTCAAGAAAAGTTTCCTTTAAAGGAAACTACGATCTATCTTTTGTACAAGAGTCTGATATTATTGATTTCAATTCATTAGTTGATGATATTGTAGCTAAAGATCAGAAGGTTTGGTTTTGGGTTGCAGATCAGCTTGGTAGAGGTTATTACTTTGATGAAATGCTAAACGGACAGCATTATTTGGATGCAGGACCGTCATACGCACTTGATCCTGAGAATAGATCTAAAGGTATTATCTGGGCTTCAGGTATGGCTAAAAAGTCTATCGAGAAGAATATAGCTAACAGTGATTACATCTTCATTATTTCAGGAAGCCCAGACAAGTCAAAGTTATTCAATAAATCTGTTACAGGACTAGTTAAGAATAGAATTGAGAAGAATATAACGTTCAAGAAATTCAAATCATCACTATTAAAAGCAAATCCACCAAAGGGATTAAGAGAGATACTTGAGGCGTACAATAGTTTTGAAGATCTACTTATGGGTCCGGACAGAAAGAATTTCATGAATGAAGTAAACGTTCAGAGATCCAAAAAAGGAACTGAGGCTAGAGCATTACTTGAGAAATATGGTGCATTCATTAATGAGCAAGACTTAAGAGATGGATTCTTTGCTGATAACGGATTCGAGCAAGGAGATGTTATGTTGGTATTGAAGCCAACTGAGGTTGGTGGCAAGTCAGCTCACTCTACTTATGAGAGCGATATTCTTGGAGAAGTGGTTGGTGTTCCAGACATAGTTGTTAATTCATATGACTTAATGCCTGACGAGGTTGCTTCTAAGTTTAAGAACGAAATGAATAGAGCGCAACAGTCTCAGATTGTGGCACCTTACGGCTCAGGAGTAAAGAGTATTAAAAGACAAAAACAACTATCACCTAAAGTAGCATCAAAACTTACTGAAGATGGTAACGGTAACTATGTATTCCAACATTGGAGTTCAGAGAAACGTGATGTAATCAAGCCCGGAACAGGTCAGAACAGGATTACTGGAAGAGATGAAGCAGCAGCATTAAGTGCTGTCGGTGGCATCGCTCAGTATTACACAATGAAGGATCAATCTGAAACTGGTACTGGAAACGTGTTACATACCGTACTTATTCCAATGGATAAGGTATACGATGCGAATGAAGATCCGATGAACTTCGAATCAGAAGCTCGTAAGTTATTTGACGAAGTACGTCCGGGTCAGGCATTCAATGAGGACTACAGAGTTGCATTTATAACTAAGGTAGCTAATCAGAACGGTTACGACATGACGGTAACTCCTTGGAGAAATACTGAACTGCGCGCTCAAACTACTTTGGAACTTACTCCTGAAAAGAAGAATGTAGATTTTAAGGAAAGACAGAAAGAAGGTTATAGCGTAGGTGATGACGTAATTGTTTACGGATCAGAGGCTAAGATCACTGAAGTTGATGGTAATGTGCTTACATTTAAGGGTAGTAGTATGTCTGGATCGATTGACGTATCTAAGCAAGGACGGCTTATCCGTAAGAAACAAAAGTCTACAAGCAATCAAGCCGTAATTAAAGCCAAGGAGAAGTACGACCTGTCGATCAAGCGTGGTAACAGCACTGCTCAGGCAAGAGAGTCTGCGATCAATGACCTAAAGAAGAGTGACTGGTACAAGAATGCTGACGATATAAGCAGAGAGGATGCTGTAAGGGATTTAAGAAGTAAGTTAGGTCTTAAGGAAAAGAAGGCACCGTCTGTAGCTAAAATTACAGGTAAGCCTAAAGACAAGAAGGTGATTGTGAACGAACGTACTGCAAGAAATACTCAGCTTAGACTTGAGGCTAAAGCTGCTCGTGATTCACAGATGGACTTAAAGCAGAAGCAGCGCGCGTTAGTTGTGGCTATCAATCAGATGAAGCGTGGTGGACTTATAACAGCAAATCAGGCAGCAGCACTTGCAAAAAGACTGGCATACGTTAATGTAGACAACCCGATCATGGTTGAGCGATTCTTACAGTACGCAGACCGACTATTCGCTGATGCTGAGTACTACGCCAAACTGAATAACGCCCGGTCATTACAACGTAAGATAAAGGGTGCTATAAAAAATAATAAACTTCAGGCAACAACTGTATCTACAGCGAAGGCATTCTCGAAGATCAACCCATCACTTGTTGAGAGCATTGATGAGTACATCGAGATGGCTGACAAAGTAATGAACGCAGTTAAGCCTTCAAGACAGACGTCAGATTTAGCAGGTGATTTGAAGACTGCAATGGACTTCAATGAGGTTGGTGAGTACACTGACAGAGCTATTGAGTTCGAGAATGAGTACAGAAAGAATGAATTACTGTCTATCTACAACGACTTAGCTGATGCAAAGGTCATCACTAAAGACATGACGATCGAGCAAATGAAAGACATTATTGCCGGACTTGATACTGATACTGACGCTAAGACTAAAATGACTCCGGAACAAAAGAAGGAGTTTATTATGAACTGGTTGAATGAGACAGTAAATACATACCGTCCTATCATTCAGTCAATACTAAAGGGTGTGGATCCGTTCACAGGTGAGTCAGTTACACTGACCGACAAGAAGCAGGAGATCATGCGCGAGTTCTTGAAGCTTGATGTTACACAGATGGACGTTCGTGACGCAATGGCTGTAGTTGAGGCTATGGATAACTTCATTACGAATAAAGTAACAGACGGACTTGAGCCAATCATAAAGGATTATGTAGGTAAGCAAAATGTCAAGGCATTGAAAGACTCAGGGTTCACTACTAAGTCAATGCATACGTTCGGTAAAGAAAATGCTAAAATGAACTTCGGTAAGTACTGGGTTAGGCAAATGATGTCATTAAAGACTGCTACTGACTTGGTATTTAGAGGCGTAAAGAACGCACAGAAGATAACAAAGGATATGGGTCTTACTGCGTATGAGAATGGAGTTGCTCTTGCAAATAGACTATGGAATAACGACATCGATACATACTACAGTCTATTTGGAAAACTAAAGGCAAACGGTGAAAACTTTATGACAGCTAAAAATATCTACGAGAGAGGTATGTACGCTGCATTAAAAAGAACCGTTGCAGGGGATCAGGAGGCTCAAGATGCTGAGCTTAAGCGAAAGATTAAGTTGATTAACGACAGTATTGCTACGTTGCTGGAGGGAGATTACAAGCAGAAGGAGATGGCTAAAATGTACACCGAGGTGGCAGAGAAGTTAGGCATCAACGAGGAGGGAGTTACAATGCTTGACATTGACTCAAGAGTTGATCCTAATAATAGAAAGGCTGTTAATTGGTGGGTTCAGAAATGGGCTGACAACTATAACGAACTTGCGGACGTAAGTCAGAACGTGTATAACACCATCCTTGAGAGAGATATGTTCTATACGCCAGACAAGTTCTCTACTGTAACACAATCAAAAGAATCAGTTCAAGACGTTGTAGAGAACAACACCGGTGCGTTCGGGCAGTTTCTAGAGTACACATATAACAAGAAGTCAGGTGTACTAATGGCATCCAATAAAACGTCATCAATGGCTGAAGGTAGATTTATTGACCTTAACTTCGACATGAATAACTCCAAGTCACTGAAGGCTGCATTTGTGGATATGAAGACTGCATCCGCTATCCGTCAGATTAGTGGGTTCCTAAAATCGAAAGATTGGAAGTCGGTAATGACAGATCGTAACGAAAGAGAAGTATTCCAAACTAAGGTGAATAACTACATCCTTCGAAGTAGAGGTAAGGCAACTGGTACAATAGAGAATGACTACTTCCAAGCCTTAGAAAAGGCTGGGCGTATTTGGGCTTCAATGGGTGCATCTAAGGTATTAGGTAGTCCACTGCAAGCTGCCAAGCAGACTATACCGGTAATGATTAACACCATCATAAATGCAGGACGATTTGATGTTATTACTAGCAGAGAACAGAATGATTGGGTATCTAAGATTGGTAGAGGAATATCAAACAGAGGTCTTGAGTCTCAGTCAGGATTTGAGGATGCTAACAAATTGTTAGAAGAAGCAGTAAATAGCAATAAAGCTGTTAAGATTTTAACATGGATCGATACACAAAATACAAGGGTTCTTAAGACATTCTTAGCTAAACCCGATGTATTTGTAGCTAGATCATCCTTTATCTCGTACTACAAGCAGTACATGAGTCAGGAAGGATTATCGACAGATATTGACTTCAGCCGTCCAGAAGATGCAAACCAAGACGCGTTAGACTATGCGCAGCGAATGGTTGACCGTCAGCAGAACGTATCTGATAACGACATGGCTGGTGAATTCATGGCATCAAAGGATCCGCTTAGAAAATTAGTAAAGAACGTCGTGTTTCCATTTGCTTCATTTGCTATTAATCAGAAGTCTAGGATGTTTACTGACTTAGCTACACTAAGAAGAGAGGCGTCGTTAGAAGATAAGGTAGTTGCAATTAGATCTCTTGGCGGACTTCTCACTGAGATGATTACGTTTAGTCTTATCGCTTGGGGTATCAAGGCTGGAATTGTAGCTATAGCTGGTTCAATTGCTCCTGCAGCTCCTGCAGATGAAGAGGAAGAAGAAAAGCAATTCGACCGTCAACTTGGATATGTGTTTGGTAGATTCGCAACGGACGTATTGTCTCCTGCACCGATAGCTGACGAGTTGGTAGTTCCTGCAATAGATATGTTATGGGAGGAAATAAACTACAAAATGAAGTCATCATCTAGCGAAATTGAGGATGCATTATCTGCCTATAATGAAGCTAGAGAAGAAAAAGGTCAGAGAGCTATTACTGGCAAGGAGGCTGAAAGATGGAAAGATGCTAAGATTGAAGAGAAGAGATTTAAAATACTTAAGTATGACGCTGATGGAGTAGGAGGTGGTGTGTATGGAATAACGCTACAGAAGCTAATAGAGTTAGGAGAATCTTACGACGTAGCATTCAATGGTGAGTACACTCAAGATTTCAATGGTAAGGAGCAAACAAAATACTTACTACCGGAAGACAGACAAATATTAAAGTCGTTATGGTATGGAAATGCAATGTATACATTCCTATGGGCACCGCCAGAGGTACCATCACTCAACAGACGAATAGAGAACAACATCAAGAAGTCAAGCTCTATATCCGAGAAGAAGTACGACACATATAACGAGGTGAAGGCTGAGAAGGGTAGAAATCTAAATAAGGTGGAAACGTTCTTGGTAAAGGAAATGGGAGGCACAAGATCGCAGTCTGGAACCGAGAGAGTACTTGAGGAGATCGAATGGATCGAAAAGAACGGAGGTCTACAAAATCAAAAACAGATGGATAAATACATCGAGATATTTGAGAGAGACGGAAGTGTAGGAATGAGTGACCTACAGAAGATCCAAAAGTTGAAGTAAAAAATAAACCCCAGATGGCAGTCTGGGGTTCTTCATTTGATAACGTATGGTAAACGTTAATTATGCAAATATGAATTTTGTTTTATTTTTTATATTACCAACAAGCATTGCCCTTAAATTGTTTGGGTTTACGTTGTTATATATTGACGCATCATTTACGTTGTAATAGAATATACCAGATTCAATATCTAAAACAATTCTAGACCTAGTATTATTAAATCCAGAGAATTTTTCAATTAAGGAATTCTTGAGCATGAGCTTAGTCTCATCAGACATCTTTCTTCCATGTTTATGTTTCCCTGACTTTATTTTTGATTCATTTATTTTAGCGATCCATTCTGACGTAAAAACTCTTCCTTTCATTTTTTTAGACATATACACCTTCTCTTCATCTGTCTTACTTACCCCATACATAGGATTCTTAGATCCTATTTTGGATTCGGATAATTTTTTAGACGTTTCCTTAGAGATAATTCTCGGTGTTTTATCTGTCTCTGTCAGCATTGAATTTAAACCATTTGGAGCTAATGAACTATAATAATCCTGCCAGTACCTTTCTCTTACGTTCATGTCTTCAAATCGGCATTCTTCTATAATTTCAAATAAGTGATTGTCTACGCCATATTTTTTGAGTGAATTCAACAATACTAATTGTGTTTGACAACTCATTCTCTTGTACTGTTTTAGTCTCTTGTCGAAATTCCTACTCTGACCAATATATATTTTATTGGACGGTGATTTTATCATATATATAACACACTTATGCATTATTAGTTACTAAAATAATAAGGGTGTAACGATCGATTATTCGTGTGGTACTCATACACCTCAAACTGGAATCCTGAACGTCCTTTCTTGAAGTTTGTTTGAACCCACTCTGATGAAGGACTGAATGCCATGTAGTTAAAGTAATAGAAGTCATCAGACGAACACATATCAAGAAGTGCTTGATGGCTGTCTCCCTTACAGAAGGTGATATATTTACCTTCACTATAAAGTGAGTTGTACTTCAAGAACTGATCTATCTTCTCAATTGACTGAGGTGTTAACTGCGGACGGAATCCAAACTTCAAATTCCTTGAATCCTTTCCGTGAGTAATTACGAATACATGATCTCCAACCTTATACCAGTTGATAAACTTCTTGTAGTTATTAACTTCTACGTTCTTGTATAGGCAGTCAACTACATTCTTAAAAGCTGAATTTAATACATATCCAAATGCGCCTGAGTGATTGTCTTCACAAATATTGTTAACAACAATCTCATTGTAATGAGGTGCGAGCAGTTGTGTTAGATAAAGTTTTGCTTTAAGTCCACAGTCGAAAGACTCTTCGTTCGTCATGTTCTGCGGTAGCTTATGACCTTTTCTTACAGTCTCACCATCCCATCCGTCCATATAGTCACCAAGCTCGTCGATAATAAGCAGATCAGATGACTTCTTACTTAAAACGAAGTTAGCCATCTCGACCACTCGTTGCATCAACATATCTTCATTCCAATCAACTGGATATAAAGCTAAACCTCCACGAGATGCATCCATGCCAACGTGAACATCAGTCCATACCAAACGGTCGAACGTCTTTCCTGACTTCTTGAGCGTAAATTCATTCTTTTTGATTGGCTTATAGTCTGACATACATTCAGAAATAACCTTGTCAAAGTCAATCTCTTTAGCCTCAAATGTTGGATTTTTAACAAATAAAGATGCTTCCTTAGTTTTAAGCCATAAGTACGGCACATTCTTGTAGTCTACCTCTACAGATTGAGATGCCTCTCGGATCCCATTATCTACTTTCCTACCAAACTTCTTATTGATTGCACGACTTGATGCCAGTCGTATAGATGTGAAGTCATCACTATTTAATTCCTTCGCTATAATACGAGCGATTTCAGATTTGTTAGTGATGCCTGTAGTGTAAAGCTCAATAGCTCTACTCTTTACATGTTTATTCATCCTTGATTGATTTTCGAACGTCCAATAGGACTTTGTTCAGTTTCTTAATAGCAGACTCTACCTCATCATGACTTCCGTCAATTAGGGCTTCATACAGCTCTCGATTTAAGTCGTCAATCTCATCCATTGTTGAGTTGACCCATTGAACATTTCGAATCATGCCAACAAAAATATGACATTGATTTGATATGCACAAATAAAAATTACAAATTGTCTATAAAACTATCGAAATTACTTCCTCGCTTTATTTTTGGTATTCTGCTCTTATACTTCTTGTATCCTGGAATAAGGTCGTCAGGTCCTGACAGTTCGTACTCCATCCATCTAATCTCAACTGGAGTATGTTGTTGCTTATAGATAGATCGAGGATAAAGTTCGTTTTCAATCCACTCCCACAAAAATTCATTAATTGCCTCTCTACAGTCTTCTCTTGGTGTCATCCTTTCATAGTGAATTGGCATGGTACCACTAACATTTAGTAGTTTAGCTATTCTGTGTTGAGTCAGTCCCTGTTTTTTAAGCTGAAGCGATAACTGACGTCTCATCTCGACTACATAATCACTGTATCTAACTCGCTCCAATCTCTTGAAGTACTCATACATCTTCTTGATGCGATCTTCTGTTATTTCGACCATTGACATTTTGTTGAAAATTTTAAATTACTTACTTCATACGTTACATTATACAGGCTTAAGTCCCTGTCTTTAAAATACCTATTGATTGCCCTCATCATTACCTCATGATTCACAATCATGTTTTCGTCACACACTAACGGATACCGTTCAAGCTTCTTAAAGATCGGACGTAATCTCGACCGTGCCTTCGCTGGTATCATGCGGATGTTTATATCACCGATGTATACTGAGTTCATAATAGATTAATTTCGTTTTTTACTTGCTCCCAATATGTCCAACTTGAACCATAATCTGTTGATGTACTTTTAATTGTTTTCAATATCTCATCAACTGCAATTAAGGAGCATTGTTTGGCTTCACGAATTCCTAATTGTGTGCAACCCTCATCACAGTATGGCACTTTACATCCTTTGCAATTAAAGTCAGCGTTAATATATTTTTTGACTAACTCTTCTGCTTTCTCTTTCGGTGTCATAACTTCTTAAATATTACATTACATTCAGGCAGAAAGTCTACCAACTTCGACAGGTTAGCCTCACGCAATGGTTGAAGCTCGTCATCCAGTACGGACGCATGTTTGATAATTAGTTTGCCATCCTCTACTGAATACACATCGATCAGGATGTTGTACATCTTTGGTAGCGTCAGGTCGAACTGATTTACTAACGATTGGACGTTAGGGTTTGTTAGTATTGGTTTCATCTTCAAATAGTTTAGTTTCTCCATCATGCACGAAGCACTTGACGTACTTCGACAGTTCTTTCATTCTGTACTTCTGTAGCTCTCTTGGCTGTTTGCCAGGCTGTTTTACCTCATAGAACTCAGCTATGCCGTTGGGTCGTATGCATATAAGGTCAGGTATTCCAGTCTTGTTTGTTACCGACAACTTAATTACATAGCAACCCTCTGACTCTAGCTGCTTAATTAGTTTTGATTGGATCTTTGACTCACTCATTTATAGTCCTTCTTAAAGATGTTAACTGTGTACTTCTTCTTTGACTTAACGACCTTGTATATCTTCTCCTCAATTCCACCCTCTGCAAATATCCAGTATACATTATTCTCAAGTCTATCCATGGTGGTCATACGGTCAATTGCTTGCAGGTATGATACTGCTGAGTGTTGGATATTCATGAACACCAAACAGTCAGCCTCCTTTAGTGATATACCCTCCCTTGAGCTGACTACCTGACCTGCAAAATGCTTATCTGTAGTTTGAAACTCATGTAAGTCAGTCGTTATCTCGTCACCGAATACAGACAAAAGTAAGTCAAGTTCTTTTTTAAAACAATAAAAAATGCCTATTTTTTTACCTGCAAAGTGTTCTTTAATGAATTCAGCCTTAGTTCTGTCAATAATAACAGCAAGTCCACTCTCTAATTTACAAGTCCCTGAGTACAATTGCATGAGCTTCTGCATCAGTTTAGCAGGAGTGTCGGCAAGTATAACGTCTGACTCACCCTCAAACACAAGATCCTTTATTAGCTTATCGCATATCTTGTACGTTACTGGCTTCATCTTAACATACAGAACCTTCTCATTGATCTTTGACTTGAATCCTGACTGCTCCTGAGTATGTGTTATCATGTACGGCTGTATGTCGTGCATGATCTTAGCCTCAATTCCAGCAGAGTAGTCGTTAATAGTTAAGCTGTTTATCTTACGCTGCCTGATATTAACGTAGTCATGCGCCCACTTGTAGAAGTTTCGGTAGTGTGACCAAGGAGAGTAGTAGGATATCCAGAACTGATGGTACACCTGAGAGAAGGACTCAGGTGACATCGTTCCTGACAACATGATGATCGGCTTATTGTAAAACCGTTCGCGCATACGTTTAGCTAACTGTCCTGGCTTTGGTAGTCCTGCAGCTTTGTGTGCCTCGTCAAAAATAATAACATCAAACGAGTCGTGATCTTGTAGCTTATGTAGTGACTCATGGTTTGTTACTACTATCTCGAACTTATATCCGAACTCATTGTAGTCCTCAAGTATGCTTGACACAGCCTTCTTACGGGTCAGGAACAGTACCTTCTTGGCTCCATACTTCTCAGCTACCATCATTGACGTTGCAGTCTTACCAGTCCTAACCTCCATCGCAAGATACAGCAGCTTGAGTTTGTTAAGAATTTCACATCCTCTTACTGCTATATCTAACTGATAGTCTCTTAACTGCTTCATGGCAAATCATCAAATCCTAACTCACTTCTTACTGGATCCACCACTCGCTCCCATCGTTCTGGAGCTATGTGGTTACATACGATCAAGGTGTTAGACCAATGCTTTATCCATACGTTAAACAGGTCGTACTCCTGTTTGTTAAGGTATCCTAAAGCAATGTTCTTAATATGCTTCTTCGTTCTTAACAAGTTCTCGATGGTGTAGTCGTCGTGGTTGTGGAAGTTATGAAACATTCCGCAAAACCAGATCAGATCCCTGCCTTTTTTCTTTAGTGCCGTATGTACAGCATCAACGAAGTCAATTCCTCCGTCATATACTCCAAACCTACTGTAAAGGAACTCCATCGAGTCCTCAGTATGTTTAACTTCTCTCCATTCATTTATCAAATTCATCGATCTTTAGTTGTTTATTTTGTTCAACAAATGTTATCGTCTTACCAAGCTCTCCTTTACGCTCTCTTGGAAGCTCTCCATACTTAATTAACGCGAACTCCTTTATCCAGTTATAGAACGTTCGGTGTGCAAGCTTCATCTTACCTGTATTACTGTAGTCAGGGTATTGGGTAGTAAAGTCGTTCATTAGGTCAGCACCAAGGTAGTCAACGTTGGGTTTCAGTGGGAATGACTTGTCGTCTCCCGTTACCCACTCGAAGAACTCAGGTGATGTCTTAGCGAACAACTGTCTGTTACCAAGGTTCTTAAATCTTGCTTCCTTCAATCCCTTCTGCATGAACAGCTGTAAGTTAGACAGCATAAAGCTATCGAACCGCGACCATTCGTCAGCGTCCCAGTCATCGAAGAGTCTTCTTCCTAGCTCGTCTTTAGGCGTGTACGTCTTCTTGTAGTACTGATGAAACTCCACCTCCCATCTACGTCTGTCGTGCGAGTTACCTCCACCACGGATAGCCCAGTTGGTAGTGATAATCATCTTAGGTACATACTCAAACGGGATGAAGATCTCCTTACTGTTCTTGATCTCTATAGACATTCCGTCCGTGATCATGGAGAACAGTGTCTGAAAATGAAACCCCTTGTCTGCGTCATTGAAGCAGATCATTTGAGTATCAGGAGATACACGTTGGTAAGTAAACCTTCCCTTCAGGTCTATCTTCTGTGCATCAAGTATGACAGCATGTCTGATCTTCGATATGGAGTTCACAAATAATCCCTTACCTGTACCACCTTCAGGCTTGTCTGTTATCGACTCGTCGTTAAGGATGACCACTGGATTGTATGCTGGGTCGTTATAACGGTGTAGCATGTATCCTAGCGTTGTTCTCATCGTAAGGAATCGGTCGTCCTGCTGTCCTGCAATGGTGAAGATGAATCGCTCGAAGTCACATCCAGTATGATCTAACGGTCGGTAGTCCCTATCTAAGATCGTCTTCTCCCAAACTAGTCCGTCCAAGTCGTCGTAGTCTATGGTGTATACCTCTCTTGGCGTCACCTTAACTGCACAGTTGCGATAGAAGATGTATGACTCCTTCTCTTTGTCGAACAGGAATCTGTGGTTAATGGACGGAAGGAACGACAGGAAGTCTTCCTTTTGTAACTTAAGGTTGCCAACATACGCATTGTAGATCGACTTGTCATCCAGCTCAAAAAGCCACTCACACACAAAGTCCTTAATGTGGTCGTCCAGGACTTCCCTAATGATATTCTTCCGTAAGTGAACAAATACAAACGTACCTTCCTTTGATGCATAGTACTTGAAGAATCCGTTCTCAGTAAGGAACTCTCGGTACTTGTGGTTGATAAAGTCAACAGCTCCAGTCTTTGGATTCTTCATCCAGAACTCAACCTCGCTAACCTCTATCTCCTCAATTACTTCAGGAGTTACCTGTGGGACGATCCTCTTTATTTCCTCTGCTGGCACACCTTGAGCCTTCATCTCAGTTACCTTCTGTACGGCTGACTGATCTTCCCACTGCTTGGTACCATGCACGTCCGTTCGTTCGTATGCAGACTGAACCGTTCTTGATATCTCTGCTTCAGTAAAGTCTGACTGTACGAACTGAAGGCAGGTCTGAAGTGCTTCCTGTTGTTGTATACCGTACTCATTTAAGGCAGACGCAAGCACATACATATTATGGTTACGCTGTCCTGACACAAGTCCGTAGTTCTTATTCCACCATGACAGTATTCCGACTACTATCTTATTCGTATCGTTGGTTGGTATCAATACCTTTCTTTGCTCTCTCTCAGGCTCAACGAACATCTCTGTCCATACTGACGCCTGATCGTTGGTGAAGACATACGGATCGTATGACTCATAGGTTATACGGCTGATGTCACTGCACGCCTTATCGAACTCTTCACAATCATAGTAACGTTCGATCGCCTTGAAGTACTGCTTGTATTGCTTATGGTCGCACGTTGGTATTCTCACTAGTACCTTCAGACCATCTCCAGACGGTGAGGTAAAGAGTGCGAACGTATAGTCGTCCATCTCAAGCTCAAACCTTTTAGTCTCAAGTGCTGTCTGTGACTCAAAGTTATCGAAGTCGATAGACATAAATCCAGACGACTCTATCAGTCCATCGATCGAACGGCTTGAGAACTTACCGCCAAAACATACGGCTGGCAGTTTCTTCTTTAGTTCGTTACGTTGTGACTTATCAAGTCCGTTACCTCGTATCTGCTCGCAAAGATCTTTTGATTTACCACTCCTTATCCGATCGATAGCACTGACTACCGATATGTAGTGAGGGCTATTAGTCTCATTTAGATTTTTAAATATAGTTACCATAATTTATATCGGATAAAAATACGGCAGGTAGTGCTCGCTACCTGCCTTAATTACTTGACTTTCAACCTATTATCAAAATGGCGGTTCTTCATCCGCTTCTACTGATAATGATGCTGCAGGCTGTGCGGATGGTTGAGGTGTAGATCCTACGTTCTCAATTCTCCATGCGTCAAGTGTGTTGAAGTATCTAACCTCTCCAGTTGGAGAAACCCATTCCCTCCCTCTAAGATTGAACGACACCTCTACCTCTTGTCCCTCCATAAATGCGTTAATAATGTCGCACTTATCCTTTGCAAGCTCGAATAAGATGTCTTGCGGATACATTCCTGATGAGTCAGTTACAACGAATTCACGTTTCTTGAATTTCTCTGATACTTGAACTTCATCCTTGATTACTTTAATTACTCCTGTTAGTTTAAACATACTACTTGTTTTTATTGATTAATTGATTAAAATACTCCTTTGCGTACTTGAGTGCTGCCTGCTCACGTCTCTCGATATGTGTGATGTCAGCGTCCGTAAGTTCGAACTCAATGTACGTCACCCTTAAGTTAGGGTCTAAGTCATCTACATAGTGTAGGTCATCTCCTTCCCATTCAGGAATCAATCCTTCAGGTGTGGACATCAGTACATAACACAGCCTTGCACGTCTCCACTCCTTGCCAGTCATCTTTGACTTCATGTAGCAGTAAAGCTTCAACTGCCACTCGTATGTGCTGTTGCTTATGTCTTTCGGTAGTGCAGGAAACGTGTCCTTCGACCAGGAACACTTGATGTCGGTGATCATCAGATCTATCTCATCCTCAAGGTCTGGGTGTCCAGTAAACGCTCCGTAAGAAAGTGCTGACGTTGACTTCTTAAGATCCAAAAGAAAGAAGGAATTAAGGAAGTCAATCGCGTCGTCCTCTACTGTTGTCCCTTTCTCCGTTTCTTTACTTCCGAATGGCTTCTTGTACTTATAGACGGTCTGCTTTACTAGCGTCTCTACATACGTCTTACCTCCTGCACTCAACTCCACTATTCCGTTCTCAAAGTCCGTCTTTATCTGATGAAGCTTCTCATACTCAGCCTTCATCTTGTCTGTTAACTTCTTCTTTGGATCTGTTACGGATAGTAGTGCGCGCTCTCGGTAGTCGTCGTATGTCTTCTGCTGTGACTCAGACAGACCGTCATCTCCTGCAAACAGTGGCGCTGCACCGCTTGCTCGGAATCTTAAGTCCTCTATCATTTACCGATGGATAGAAGTTCGTTCTTCTGTTCAGGCGTAAGTTTTCTCAGTGCCTCTAACTTCTCGATCGAAGTCTTGCCTGCCTCAACGTTAGCCTTAGCTTTTGCAAACTCTACGTCAGTCATTATCGGAAGCTCCTTCTTCGGTAGCGGACGAGTTGAGAAACGAAGGCAGTCAACCATCTCCTTGTCTGTGGCTGAGAATGTCTTCTCTACTGTAAGTACGACTGGCTTGCCGACATACTCCTCATAATTCTCTGTACCGAATACCTTCTTTAGTCGTTTCATGTTTTCCTTATTCACGACCATTGGCTTCTTATACCCAGCGATGTTAGCGAAGACCTTCATCTCCTTACCTCCTGCGGTGTTATACTCGCCTACATAAAACTTCTCGATCACTACCTCCTTGGGTTCGAATTTGCCGTTTACTTCAAGGTCCCAATGACCTAAGTACGGCTGCTGTCCTGCCTGTTCGAACAGGGTTCTCCAGTTACTCATAATTAATATTTAAGGGTTAATAAATTACTGTTTGTCGGGTGCAAAGATATTCAATCTTTCATTCAATTCCAAGTATCTCTGTAATTTTGTTGATAACTTGCCTTTACGCTCCATCAGTTCGTCCATCCGTATGTCATGCTTCTCGATCGATATCAGGTAGTTAACCTTCTCAAGTCTGTTAATACATACGTCAATACATACCTCATAACATCCAGCAAGCCATCCAAGTTCAGCGAACGTGTTGTACTGATCGTCTGTAACGTTGACATAATGTTCGTCTGACATCTGTGCGTTCTTTACGTCTATACGTCCGGACTCAACGTCTTTACTGATGCGTACTCCGTGATCGATGTAGTAGTACTGTGTGGGTGCCCGTTCGTCACCATACCACCACAGACTAACATTAGGATCACTCTCTAGTTCTTCCCATGCTTTCATGCTTCTACACGTTTTAAAATATTAACTGGTTGCTTACCTACCTCTATTAATTTTAGGTCTACACATTTGGCTGCATCTCTTATGTCTTTACATACCTTGAGCCATTTTAATGATGTGATTGATGCTAGATACATTGTTTCATCATCATATAAATATTCAGACACATACTTATACTGAGTCTTGCCAACTCGTACCTTCTTCTTTTTAAATTTTACTTTTTGATGCTCCATTCTATTGGTCTTACAATTTGATTCATTATTAACTGATCTACTGGTATATTTGTATTCATTATAAATACACCTCCCGGAAGGTCAAATGTTATCCTAGGCATTACTTCATCATACTTTAATTCACACATGTACTTATGAAGTATGCCCCATAATTCTACTCCTACCCTCATTCCTCCGGATTTAAATAATGAATAATATCACCTTTCTTCTTCAGTCTTCTGTTCGTTCGATAAGCCCTGAGACTTGATTCTTTACTGACTCTACTGCGTTTACTACTGACCATGTTTCCTTAAGTATTTCTTGAAATAAATCGTAACTAACTTCCTTTAATGACTGATTGCTTACAGATATATTTATGTCTGTAATTTCATCTACAATATCAACTTGGTTTAAGTTCTTCTGCTGTGATCGTCCTAGTGTCATTTCTAACTGAATTTATTGATTGACTGACTCCATTATACACAATAAGTACATTTGATTTGATAGTTAAAATTTTATAGTGAACATATGGATCATATCTTATATTGCTTAACGATTTATACAGAGGAAGAAGTTTATGACTACCTATCTTCATATCACCAATAATTAAAAATAAAATAAGCCGTTCCAAATACCACAATAGATCCGATTGGAATAAGTATAAATAATAAGCAGCTAATCCAAAACAATTCTCTGTCATTTTTCCATTTTTCAAGCATTGAAAAGAATATTAGTACTAAGAACAAACCTAGCGCTAACCATCTACCGTATCCTTCCATCATCTTAAACTGTTAGCCATGTTTAAATACCACTCAGCCTTCTCAAGATCACGTTCGACCGGCTGATCAGGCTTCTCTCCTGCACGAAGTTTGTACTTGAATGCACACATCTCGCAGTGCTTTATGTAAGCCTCAACTCCCCATATGTCGATCATCATTTCATACGTCTCCTTCTCGAATTTCTTATAGTGTGACGGGTTGACAAAATCGTATCCTTCCTTCTCCAGCTCAATTACAGTAGGCTGCTCACATACCAATTCACAATCACGCTCG